GTTCGACCACAGCTTGCGCCGAGCGTACTCGCCCTCCAGCACGACGAACTCGGCCGCGAGATACACCGAGCCGGTCTCAAAGCTCTGCGTGGCGTAGCCGCCGGTCCACCCCTGGGCCGGGTCGTCGTAGCCCCCGGGCTTGAGGGTCATGCGCACGCGGGCGAGCGTGCCCTTGGGGATGAGGTCGAAGTGCTGCTGCTGTTCGGCGTCGTTGAAATCGTTCCATGCGGACATGGCTTACTCCTTGGATGCAGTGGGGGATGGCGGGATTCGGGTGGCAGCGGCGCACTTGTCGATCAGCGCGCGCAGGTTCGGCGGCTCCAGCAACTCGAGCTGGCCGCTTCGGTCCTTGGCCGGATAGCCGTAGGGGTTCAGGGTGTGGGTGACGAAGGCGCGGTAGGCGCTGCCGTCCTCGGCCTTGATCTCGGCCAAGGTGACGACTTCATCGACGATGCCGGGCAACTCGGCTGCGGTCTTGGCGCCCTCGATCTGCGGCACGAAGACCTTGCGGTTGAAGTCGTCCAGGCGCTCGTCGAGGATGGCCACGAACACCACGTGCTTGCCGCGCGCGTGCTGCAGGTGGGTCAGCGCCCCGATGAGTTCCGAGCCGAGCAGGCCGTAGGCGCCCCGGGTGTCGGGCTTGCCAGTGCGCTCGCTGTAGGCCTGCGGCTGGGTCTTGGCCCAGACGAGCGCCAGGCGCGCGAGTACGGTGATGCTGTCGACGAAGTAGGTGTCGTACTTCGCTAGTTGCGCGGGATCGCCGTAGCGCTCGCACACATGCCGGTAGTGCGCCTCGGAGAACGGTGCGTCCACGGGCAGCGCCGGGTTCGGGCCGGCGAGGAACACCACGAGATCGCGGAACTCCGGCCAGGTGCTCGGGCGCACGCAGTCGCCGCGCCAGTCCTTGACGGCCAAGTCGCCAGCCTCGAGGTCGACGAACAGGGTCGATCCTTCCGGCAGCGTCTTGAGCTGGCTGGTCTTGCCGATGCCGCTCTTGCCCAGCAGCACGAGCTTGACGCCCTGCTTCTCCCGCAGCCGCTGGTCGGCGGTGATGATGGGGAGGGCCATCACGCCACCTCCTTCAGCACTTCAGCGACGGCGGGGTTCCAGAGGATCTGGTAGCCGCTGTGCCCGTTGCGCGAGTACGGCATGGCTTCGGCCCAAGCCTCGCCGGCTTCGGTCAGTTCCCACTCGTCGCGTTCGTTGCGGAACTGCAGGCCGTGGTGGGCCAGGCGCTGGTTGGTGGCCTTGGCCGACAGGCCGAGCAGCCTGCCGAGCTGGGTGGCGTTGAGCGAGCAGATCGCCTCGTTCGCGGCGGTGTCCCTGGCAGGAAGGGCGCGGCGCAGCGTCTCGACCGCCAGGCCCGTGTTCTCCTGGATGCAGGTGAGCGTGGCCGCCATCGCGATGCCGGGTTTGACCCCCGGCACCTTGGCCACGGCCTCGCCGATCAGCAGGATCGAGGCCACCCGGTCTTGGGTCGGGGCAGGCAGGGCCGGTGTTCCGGACAGCGCGTAGCGACCCGTCTTGCGGATCGCCGGCAGCACCTCGTGGGTCACCCAGCGCTTGAAGCGCTTGGCCTCGGGCTTCCGGCTGCCGAGGACCAGGCTGTACAGCCCGGGCTCGTTGACGACGGTCATCTCCTGGTCGCCGCCAAGGGTCGGAATTGAATTCCGGGCCTTTTCGTCGTCGTCCAACCGCGCGACTGCCTTGTGGGTGTCGGGCAGATGCAGGGCTGCGCAGACATCGGCTGCGACGAACCAGGGCTCGCCCTGGGCGTCGGTCACCACGCGGACTTGCCGGCCCTCGAAGTCGAATGGGATCAGTTCGGGGCTCATGGATCACTCCTCCGAGACGAGGGCCAGCCGGAACGTGGGCTTGCCGGGCTTGACGGTGCGGGCGGCCTCGAACCCGGCGCGCAGTGCCGGCGGCCAGTTGGAGAAGCGCGATTCCGAGACGGAGTACTCGACGTCCAGGTAGTCCTCGACCTTCTCGCCGGCGGCGGCGATGCGCCGGGCGATGGCGGCCAGTTGCACCTGGTCCCAGGACACGCGCTTGGGTTGGTCGACGGTCACGCGCAGCGAGCCGTCGTTGATGTGGATGACGCCGAAGTCCTTGCCGGCCTCAATGCGCGCGGCCTTGGCCCGTTCGCCATAGGCGGCATCGAGCGCCGCGTCGAACTTGGCGCGCGCCTTCTTGAGCCAGTCGAGGGCTTCGTCGAGGTTGCGGCTGATCTCCGCCTTCTGGGCGGGCGGAAGCGCGGCGAGCTGGCCGACGGACATCGCGGCGATGTCGGCGGGGTAGAGGGTCAAATCGCTCATCGCACCCCCTTCAGCGCGCCGCGCGCTCGGAGGTCGAGTCGTGCAGGGCGCCACGCTCGAACTCGATGACCGACTCCAGGGGGTAGCTGACGCGCTTGGACAGCTTCAGGTAGCGCGGGCCCCGCCCTTCGCTGCGCCAGCGCTGCAGGGTCTTGGGGCTCAGGCCCCAGCGCTGCGCGAGCTCGTTCTCGTTGAGGACCCGACGGTCGCCGGGAGACAGGCTGTTGATCGCATCGACCGGCGACCGGGGGATGGTGCTTGCCGTTGTCGGCATGGAAGCCTCCTATGACGCTGTTGAGGAACAGGTGTCATTGCAGGCTTCGGGTGGCGAACCTTGGAGGGACCGAATGGCGAACCACGCGGGAACTTCGGGTTCGCCAAAGTTCTCGCCGATACGAAAACGGCGGGCACAAGGCCCGCCGTCATGGTCGAGGATCAGTCAAGGACGGCTGTGCGTCACTCCGCCTGCAAGGCGGCGATCAAGGGGCAGCGCACCCGGCCGCGAATGGCATTGCAGCGCTGCACGAGCTCGGACAGCGCCGCTTCGATGCGCTGCAGGTCAGCCAGTCGTTCGCGAACGTCAACGAGTTTGCGCTGAGCCTGCGCACGCGCCTCGGCGCAGTGCGATCCGTCCTCGAGCTTGAGCAGTTCGGACACCTCGTCGAGACTGAAGCCCAGCCGCTGTGCCGACTTGATGAAGCGGACGCGGCCAAGCTCGTCGGCGCCGTAACGGCGGATACTTCCCTGCGGCCGATCTGGTTCGGGCAACAGCCCCTTGCGCTGGTAGAAGCGGATGGTTTCGACATTGACGCCAGCCGCGCGCGCCAGCGCGCCGATCGTCATCGCCTCGATCTCGGGCGTGCTGTTCATGGTCTTGACTCCGTACTTAAGTACGGAAGTAAGCTTACTCCATGAAACCAGACACCCCAACTGCGCAAGGCAGTACCGGAGGCGGCCGTGCGGCGCTCGCGGCCGGATTCGTCTCGGCCATCCTCGCATCGACCTGCTGCCTCGGGCCATTGGTGCTGATCACGCTGGGCTTCTCAGGGGCATGGATCAGCAACCTGACGGCCCTCGAACCCTACCGCCCGATCTTCATCGGCGCGGCCCTCGTCGCGTTGTTCCTCGCCGGGCGACGCATATGGGCGAAAGCCCCGGCGTGCGAACCCGGACAGGCCTGCGCGGTGCCGTCGGTTCGGCGCGGCTACGAGCTGCTGTTCGGGATCGTGGTCGCCCTGGTGATCGTGGCGCTCGGCTTCCCGCTGGTCGCGCCCTGGTTTTACTGAACGGAGGTTTTATGAAGAGATTGCTTGGTTTTCCGATGCTGACGCTCGCCCTGATCGTGAGCGTGCCAGTCATCGCCGCGACAAAGACCGTCACCCTGTCAGTGCCGGGCATGAACTGCGCCGCCTGCCCGATTACGGTCAAGAAGGCGCTCGGCAAGGTGCCGGGCGTGGCCAAGACGGACGTGAACCTCGACAAACGACAGGCGACCGTGACGTTCGACGACGCGCGGGCGAATGTAGAGGCGCTGACGCGGGCGACCCAGGATGCTGGCTACCCCTCGACGGTGGTCGGGAGCGTGAAGTGACTGCCGTCGTTCTGGAATCGACGTTGACTTGTCCGGAGTGCGGTCACACCAAGACCGAGACCATGCCTACCGATGCCTGCCAGTGGTTCTATGAGTGCGAGGCCTGCCACGCCATACTCAAGCCCAAGCCCGGGGACTGCTGCGTCTATTGCTCCTACGGCACTGTGCCGTGCCCACCAATCCAGGAGCGTGGCAGAGGTAGTTGTTGCGCCAGCTGAGCGCCAGTCTCAAGCTGAAGGAAAGCCCAGCAGCCGACGCTGCTCGCCCCAGTCGCGAGGCAGCAGGTCTTGGCGGCCACGCAGCGTGTGCAGATTCAGATGCCGGGGCTGGCGTCCGTCCAGGATGGCCTCGACGATGTCGGGGGCCAAGAGGGTCAGGCGCAGCACCTCGGCCACCCAGCCGGGCTCCAACTTCAGGGCGCGGGCCAGGTCGGTCGTCGTGGGATAGCGCCCCTCCTCGAGCAGCCGCTTCCAGTAGAAGGCCTTGCCGAGCGTCTTGATCATCGGCGCATCCAGGCCGCCCGCGGTCGCAGCGGCGGACTCGGGCGTCGGCGGGATCAGGAGCTTGCGGTTCTGCCGGCGCTTGATCGTCAGGGGCACCAGCGTGACGCGCTGGCCATCGCTGACGTAGCTGCGGGCATCGGTTCCGACCTCGACGCGGATAGCGCGCTTGCGCGGGTTCGTCGTGGTGCTCATGCCGGTGTTTCCTCGGTCTGTGCGCTGGATTCCTCGACCAGCGGATGCGCGCCGATCTCGGGCCCCAATCCCAGCCAGCCGTCCTCGCGCCAGAGGATGTCGAGTCCGTGCTCATGCAGTTGGACCCGCTCGATCAGCAGCCGCGCGATGCGTTGCTGCTCGGCCGGGAACAACTGCGCCCACACGTCGCCGATGCGTCGCATCGCCACCACCACCTGCGCTTCGTCGAGGGCGGCGCCCGCCGGGTGGCGCTGGCACGCCCGCCAGGTGCCGATCAGCACCTCCGGCGCCGAGAGCGCCGCGTGGATCTGCGTCAACACCGCGTTCTCGATCTCGGCCGCGGGCAGATGCCCGACGTCCGGGGCGTCCGGCGCCAGGCTCGAGCCCGCGTTGCGGCGCTTGTGCAGGTAGGGGACGTAGTAACGGTAGGTGCGTCCGCTCTTCTTCTTGACGAAGGTGTGCAGCATGCGCTGCCCATCGGGCGCGAACAGCAGCCCCGCGAGCAGCGCCGGGTGTTGGGCCCGGTGTTCACGCGGCGCCTGCTTGCGGCGCGCGATGAACGCGTGCGCGGCGTCCCACAGGTCTTGCGGCACGATCGCTTCGTGTTGGCCGGGATACCACGTGCCGTGGTTGCGGATCTCACCCAGGTAGATGCGGTTGCGCAGCAGCGCGAAGATGTATTGCTGGTCGATGGGTCGGCCCGTGCGCCGGCGCCCGCCTTGGGTCACCCAGGCCTTGGTGGTGTGCCCCTCGACCGCCATCTCCCGCACCAGCCGTGCAGCCGAGCCATGCTCGGCGTAGCGCCGGAAGATGTCACGCACGAGAGCGGCCTCGCGTTCGTTGACGACGAGCTTGCGATCGACGACGTCGTAGCCCAGCGGCGGCATGCCGCCCATCCACATGCCCTTCGCCTTGGAGGCGGCGATCTTGTCGCGGATGCGCTCGCCGGTGACCTCGCGCTCGAACTGCGCAAAGGACAGCAGGATGTTGAGCGTGAGCCGCCCCATCGAGGTGGTGGTGTTGAACTGCTGCGTGACCGAGACGAAGGAGACGCCGTTGCGGTCGAACACCTCCACCAGCTTGGCGAAGTCGGCGAGGCTTCGCGTCAATCGGTCGATCTTGTAGACGACCACGATGTCGATCCTGCCGGCCTCGATGTCGGTCAGCAGTCGGCGCAGTGCGGGGCGGTCCAGATTG